AGATTATCTTTTCGTAAATCGTACTCATCATCCATTTGTTTTTTAGCAATTTCTAATTCTGTTTCGTTTTTAGCGACAACTGTTTCTTTTGTATCGCCAACTAATCTTGTAAGTTTATCTAGTTTACCTTCTAGTCTGCTTATAATTTCGCTAGATACAGCCTTCCCAACACCATCTGCTGTCTGTTTAACAACTTCCTGTGTTTCTTTGCTTTGTGTTTCTGTTGGTTTACTCTTGACCGAGGTAAAACCCCAATCACCATCAGCGTCAAATCCGTCTAAAAAATCAAAGTCTGCCATATCTATATTTATACTTTCCCTTGTCGCTTTCTTCTATGTTTTTTAATTACAGCGTCTACCTGTGTATCTTTTACTGAGGTTTTACCGTATTGTTGTGCTAAATTACTCTTTGGATGTGCTTCAGAAATCTTTGATAATACATCTTTCCAACCACTATCAGTTTTACTATCTACATTACCTACACTTGATACTATATTTAATTGTGTAGGCATTAATAATTTAATATGCTTCTTTTTAATAAACTCTTCCATTTCAGAAATAGACATATATTCAGTCCATTTNTCATNNGTTTTTGTATTGTGAAAATTATAAGTTGGCATTTGCTATGCCTTCTGAATACCATGTAGGTATATTTGTTTTCCAAGTAGCAAATCTATTCTTTTTCATTATATAATATTTACGATAACTAGCAACAGCGTCACCTGGCACTTTACATTCATCAGGCATTGCTGGTGTAGCGTCTGTACCTTTAACATTAATAGGTGCATTGTAAGGTGGTGTCTTTAATAACTCACCTAGTTTTTGAATACACATATGGTCTTTTGTATGATTGTATCTTAATTTATATTCATCATTTAATGCCATCATATGTTTGTATAACCATATATAATTGTAAGCAGATTTCATAACCCATTGTGTACTAGGGTGTTTTAACCAACCTGCTTTGTAAATAATTGCTTCTTCGTTAGAGTTATTTAGTCGCCATCTTTTTATCTTACGACCATTCTTTGTAAGGTCTGTATATTCTGTGCCATCTAATACTCTCTTGACAGTACATAACATTTGAGCAGACTCTAGTATCATCTTGACAACGTGTTTATCACAACTCATTTGAGCAGCGACAACAGGATCTTTATCTAGGTAAAATATATTCATTCACTTTTCTCTAACTTTCTTATTTTCTTAATCATTCTTATAACTCTTTTATCATAATCTGGTGTTGTTGAAAACTTATCAAGTGTTTTAATTAATGCAATCGGATCATTAGTTTTTAATCTTAACTCTCTAAAATCTTCGTAAGCAGGATGTTCGTTTAATAATCTAACATATTCTTTTACACTATCACACTTACTAGGAAATACTCTTACTCCCCAACCAGGCCATTGTTCAATACCTACTGGTAATAAATGTGGTGTTTCTTTTGTCCATGTTCTAATACCGAATAAGTTATTACCTTCAGTTGCAAATCTACTTGTACCCCAACCAGACTCTAACGCTGCCTGACCTATAATCATTTCATAAGGCACTCTTAAATTTTTAGGTGTTTTAAAATTAATATAATTAATACATTTATGCATTGCCCTAATAAATTGTGTATCATTTATATATGTAAATTCAGGTTCTTGTAAATCCATTTCTTCTATTTTATTCATATAGAATACATCAAGTTCAGCATTTACTTCTGCTATAGCAGTTTTGTTAGGACTATATGTACCATAAAAATATGAACCAACCATTAAAGTTAATATTACAAATAAAACTTTAGTAAAGTACCATGCTTTGTGTACCCATTTTTCCCATTGATGTTTACTAGGCATTTCCCTCCTTTAAAACTTTTTTAATATCTTTTAAAGTTTTCTTTTTATCTAGTGTAATAACATACCATTTAAATCTAACCTTATGTTCATTAGAAGGTCCGACCCAATCTACATCATACTCTCTTTGAAAGGATAGTAATCCTTTTAAATATAAAGATACAATATTATCTAGGTTTTTTTCGCTGTGATCTTTAGGAATTGTAGGTGTCTTGAATTGACCTTTACCTTTTACTAATAATTTTAGTAATTCTTTTTGTTTAGCATTTAGTTTCATTTATTATATAAGTCCTTTATTGATTTTTCAACCTCGGTCAGAGATTCTTTTTTCTTTATAGTTCTACTACCTATGCTATAAGCAATGTAAAAACCTAGCAAGGTTATAGGCACACCTATAAAGAACATAATTAGTCCGTGTGTCAAATTCATACTATTAATATACAGTAAATTTAGCAAAAAGTCAAGCAAAAAAAACCCTTATAAATCAACTATAAGGGTTTTTAAATAAGAACAAAACGAGAACAAATTATGCGTTTTTCATAAAGTTGTCGTTCCAGTTAAATGCTTCTTTAACTAGATTCGCTGTAAAACCTTTGTACTCGTTATTAACTTTTTTGTTGACAACTGCAATCAAAAATTTTGCTTCTTCAGCAGATAATCCTTCTAACATCTGAATAAAAAGTGTTTCTCTTTTCTTTTGTGTTAGTGAATTGTCACCACCTTTTGTAAAAAGGTATAGTCTTTTTGCTTCTTGACTTAATAGTGTATGCTCTGTACCTAATGGAGCGTCATTTACCGTATAAGGAACATTAGTTCCTTTTGGTAATAGCCATTCTATATTAGGATCAAACGCACCTTTTAAAACTTGTCTTAAAGGTACTGAATCATTATCAGTTAGTACTTTTAATTTTCTAGGTTTATCTTTTGCGTTGTTTATTTTTGTAGCAATCTCACTCATTAAAAGTGGTATTGCTCTACCTGAATCTTGTAGTGCTTGCATACCTCTTTTAGTTGTTAGTGCTGGGTGTGATTGTGTTGTATTTGCCACATCGGGATTTGCAACAGTCCCATCGGCATTTCTTCTGATTATAACCATTATTATTCTCCTTAACAGTTCTTTTGAGGTTTAAAATTCATCTATAACCTCAATTAAAGTTTTAAGTTTTTTATTTATAAAGTAACCTAGTATTTTATCTCTAGTTGCTACTTCAACATTATCAAACTCACGATTTATATTGCTTTCTAATTCTTTAGGAATACAATTTAAATCAATTAATTGTCTATTTCTTTCGTAGTTTTTTTGTTGTACATCATTAAAGGTAGGGACTACTTCATTAACCCATGCCTCTATTTTCTTTTTAGTCAAAGGTGTTTGTCTTCTACCTTCAATAAAAACATTGTCATCTGATAGAATATTTGGTATACCATCGCTTCTATCACCTTTTAAAATATGTTCTCTAATATATAGACTTGGGTTTTCATCCTTACCTACAAATTTATTAAGAACAGGATTATATTGTCTTATTTTTTCATTATGTAATTGTATAAAATCTTTATCACCAGACAATATAAGTATCTTTTCTTTTATTCTTCTACACAAAGCGGCAATAATATCATCTGCTTCTGCTGTATCTACAGCAATCACTTTGTAAGGTANAAAGTCTTTAATCTCTTTTTTAATCTTTGCAAGNACATCAAATATAAACTCCCAATNGTGTTCAGATTTTGCTCTATTTGCTTTTCTACCTGCTTTATAGTTTGGAAATGCTTGTCTTCTCCACACATTACTACTGTCACAAGCGATAACCATTTGACCATATTCTTTTCTAAACTTTTTATTGTGTGCTCGTAAACTATTTAGTATCATATGTCTAACAAAATCTTCATTTAAGTCAACGGCTTGTCTACCATTAATCTGCACCATCAAATTAGAAATCATTATTTGGTTTACATCAACTATAATCATAAAGGTATCATACAATTACTACAAGCAAATAATTCTTTAAATATACCTGTCATTAATAAAGTTGCTAAAGCACCATTTAACATAATTAATGCTCTGTCGTGCCACAGTATTCCTACCCACAACCAACCTATTGTTCCTGCAAAACTAAAATATAAATCAAACATATGAAAACCACCAGCCGCTCTAAAGCAAACTGCTGTAAGTATCAATACACTTGATAACCATTTTACATACCAAGATAAATCATATTTAGGAGTGACTTTTTTAAACACTCTTGTTGATTTTAGTTCTTTAATTTTGTCGTCTAATTTTTTGTATTCCATAATATAATTATATCACTTTATTTGCTATTTGTCAACCTTTGGTTTACTTATGAATATCTTACCATAATCCATATCGGTAACCTGTTTACCGTCAGGTAAAGTATTTATTTTAGCAAGAGCATCGGTAATCGCTTGCATTGAATGGTTCCTACCAAAATCTCTTTTAATTAAACTTTTAATACTTTCAATAACAACTGCTAAATCTCTTAAAAAGGTATGACTTTTCATTTTAACAGCATTCTCTTGTAGTAAATGAATCATATGTAGAGTAATATCTTCTACTAACTGCTCAATAAATATATTTTCTTTTATTATTTGTGTCTTTTCAGCACTTACTTTTGGTTTAGGTTTTGCTGGTTTTCTTGCTTTATGAGCAGGAAACTTTATAATCTTGCCCACGGAGTATATCCCTTCTCAGCGGCTTGTTCATCATCTACACCTATTAATTGATTTACTTCTGGCACATAATGTTTAAGCATTCTTTCAACACCTTCATGTAAAGTCTTTTGACTCATAGCACAACCAGAACAGGAACCAGCCATTTCTAATTTAACAATACCCTTTTCGTATGATAAAAAATTAATTATACCACCATGCATTGCTACATTATCTTTAACATTTTTTTCTAATACTGATTTAATGTTTTTGATAATTTCTTCATCACTTCTATTCATTATTTCCTTTTTCTTTTTTCTAGTTCTCTATGTATCCATTTTACTGCTTGATATGATGTAGGTGCTCTACCAACCATACCTCGTATTCTTTTATGTACAGTAGGATTTACATCTTCAGCAGGCTCATTGTTATCTACAACTACAAAATTTCTTGCACCAAATATTCTTTGTAGTCTGCCCATATTTTTTTGTATTTGTTTGTGACTATTAATTATTATTGCGTCTGGTAATTTTCTAGGTCTGTTTCTATTTCTCTCTAGTGCTACATCTAAACTTGTATTTACAAAAACCATATGTATATCATATCCTAGGTTTCTTAATTTCTTTGCTTCTTGTTGTATCTTTTCAACATCCCTTGCTGTGCTATCTATGATTAGTCCTAAACGACCTTCAAGTGCTTTACCTAACTGCATACCTGCAATTGCTTTTGATTTACTTCTTATGTTATCTCTTTTTTCAATTTCTGATGGTGTGTGATCTGCAAATTTTAATGACATCTTTTNNTTATCTAACAATCTAGTAAAAGCAGTATCACTATTAATTACTTTTAATCCCATACCTGATAGTGCCCTTGCTGATACCCAAGATTTACCTGACCCAGGACCACCTGCTAAAAAAAATGCTTTGAATATAGAAGGATCATAGACACCTTCAGTTATGTATTGTTGAAATTTTCTCATATGACTATTTATGCGTAGGTTTTTCTATTGGCAATCCCCCATTATCAAACCATCTTTCATCATCTGTATATCTGTAACCATTTAGACTTTTATGTAGTTTACCTTTATATCTGCTACCGTCTTTTTGAATAAGGCGTACATCATATAAACCACCATAAATTCTATCAATGTGAATATACTCGTCACCGTCTTCATCTTTATGCCTTTTGGCATTGTCATAAATTTTAGGTAACTTATGTATTGAATTAGGGTAATGAAAATTAGTATAAGGTATTTGAGGTTTATCAGGAACCCATTTACCGTCTTTAAACAATTTTCTCGCCTTTAAAATTCACTTCACCTTTTTCCATAAAGTGTTCTACTAACTGATTATAACCACCTATTAACTTACCATCTATTTGTATCTGTGGCATAGTTCTAACTTGTTTACCTACTGCCTTGTACAATTCATCAGGTGAATTAAAATCTTTACCAAACATTTTTTCTTCATAGGTTAAGCCAAGTTTTTTAACCATAGTCTTGGCCTTATCACAAAATACACAATTTGGTTTACTGTAAATTGTTATTGTCATATTAACCTATTCAGTTTTTTCTATTGTTGTTATACCATCTGGATTAGATATAATTACTTTATCTATTGCTTCAGCAGCCAATTTATCTAT